CAGGGAACGCTCCGGGCCGCGCCCACGGCAGGTCGCCATCCTCGATCTTCTCCGGGTCGGACGCGGCGCCGTAGTGCTGGTCGACACGAACGCGGATCTTGCCCTCCTTGTCGGGGTCCGCGATGTTGACCACGGTCCCTGGCCAGAAGCCGTACGCCGGCTCCTCCGGCTCGACGGAATGGCCTCCTGGGTGCAGTAGCGCCTTGGCCATCACGAGAGCACCTGCGCGACGATGACGGTTGTCGGGGGCGCGGCGGCGCCTGATCGGAAGCGATCACGCGTGCGGACGTTGTCGGCTGCGGCCCCTGTGGGCTGGCCCGCGCCCTCCCACGCCTCTCGGCGGAACCCGACAGCGGTCGTCGAGATGGCCCCGTTGAGGTACCTGTGCTGGACCTCCAGAAGCAGGTAGCGCCCCTGGACCACGGACTCGCGGTCAGGGTGGTCGGTGGCCACGATTTCCACCACCGCGTTGGGCTTCAGGGTCAAGTCAGGCCGCGTGTTGAGGCGGATGGAAAAGTAGCGGGGGGCGAGGTCGCCCCACCGAGCGCGCGTCACGGCATCGACCAACTCCTGACCGGTCTCCATGACCGCCGCGACGCGAAGCCCGTCCGACTGCTGGCGGGGCACCCGCTTGGACAGCGCCGGATGGACACGGGCCACGCTCTCGTCCGCCGCGACTGTGATCCCTGTCTTGGCCCCAAAATCAAACCCCACCCCCTGGAAGGTGGCGCCTCCCATGCGGTCGATCTGGCGGCCGTGGTACTGGACGATGTAGTCGTTGAGGCGGTTCTCCACCGACGCGGTGTCATGGCGCCGTGCTGAAGCAGCCTGCGACTGGACGACGACGAGGCGCAGGTCGTCCTCCTCCATGTAGAGGAACGGATCGCCCCGACCATCGCGCGAGGCTGCGCCGCGCATCAAGGACCGCATGAACGTCCAGTCGCTCTGGCGGAACTGCCACCGGATGCGCTCGCCTCGGGTCTCCGCGACATCGTTGACCCGGAGCCCGTGCTCCTGCCCAATCCGGCGGACCACGCCTGCTACGGTTTCGTTGGAGAACGTCCGCGTGCGGGCGCGTTGAAGCAGGTCCAGCCGACGGTCTGCGCCGTGAATCTCCAGGTCCATCGTGGCCGTGGCCGAGAACCCCGCCTTGGACCAGTCGGTGATCGCTCGCTTCCACCCTGTAGACGACTCGATGCCGCTCTCCTGCTGCTTGAGCCGGAAGCGGATGACCGGGCGGTCGCGGCCAAGCATCAGGTTCCACCACTCGCGCCACACCAGGGTCTTGAGCTTGAGCGCCCAGGTGAACCCGCCATCGATCAGGCTCTCGGTCCACAAGAACTCGTCGACCATCGGGCTGACGTCCCGGGCGTCATCCCCGATCCTCATCTCGATACCCGACGTTCCGCTGAGTGACACGCTACTGCTCCCTCACCCGACCACCGGCCGCCAAGAGGGCCGCGCGAACCTTCTCGGGCTTGGGAATAACGATGGTCATACCGGCTACCACGTCCTCATGCGGGAAGTCGATCTTGTTCGCGTGGGCGATGACCCTCCAAAGCCGCCGGTCCTCATAGAACTCGTCGGCGATCAGGTCCAGGTGGCCCTGCATCCCCTGCGGGATGGTGTACTCCTCCTCGTCGCCGTCCAGGTCGACCTGAATGGGTGTCCATAGGCCGTAGAACGCCCGGCCGTTGCTGGCGGTCACGAACACGGCCGTACGCTTGTACGGATCCGAGAAGTCGACCTCAACCTCAAGCGGGGCGTCAGCCACGGAACTACCCTCCCTGCGCCTGCTGGCGGACCAGGATGTTGTTTTGGTTGATGTGTTCGCGGGACACATCCCCAAGGGCCGTTTGGCCCCGGATGCGCTCCAACTCCCGCTCGGTCTCAACGCTCAACTGGATCGACCCTGTGATGTTCGTAGGTGATGACTCCGATTCGCCCGCGCTGTTTCTGATCGTGCGCCACGTCGGGTACGCGGCATCGATACGTTGGATGGCCAAGGTGACGGTGCAGCCGTACGGCCGGACGGTGACCGGGTGAAACGGCGGCAACCACCGCAACGACACGTTCGTCAGGTAGCCCCGAATGATGAGGAAGCTGCCAAACACCAAGAGGAGGATCGGCGGATCGTTGCGGACCTGGTTGCGAAGCGCCGTCGAGGCCGCCGGGATTGGGTCGAACCCGGCTGCTTGCGCCCGCGCGATCTGTCGCTCAGCGAAGGCTCCCGCCGACCTGCGTAGCGGAAACCCGAGCGCCTCGAACCACCGCACTCGGCGCTCCATGTCGATGAGGATGCCTTCGACGTCCGAAGCCTGGATCTGGCCCAACGCGATGCGCTTGTTGAGCGGACCATCGGCGCGGAAGTGGAGCGTCAAATTCATGGGCGACCAGTTGCCGCCTCGGTACGCGACGTAGCCGGGCTGCGGCATCCGGTTGGCCGCGTATTCCTGATACCCATCCAGGGAGTACGCTTCCTCGATCTCCTGCTCGAACGACTCGAACGGCATCCGCGCGTCGATGCCGGTAGGCTGGTCCTCCAGCACGATGGCGCATCGCGCTGTCCTGAAGTTGCGAGCGCCACCGGCCGCCGCTTGCCCGACTTTTCCAGGCACTAGGTCACCCCCGCAATTCCGATGGCGTCAAGGAGGCTGGGCTCATTCGCCGAGCGATTCTGCCGGGGCAAAACGGCGGCGGAATCCACCCGTAGCACGCCCCCGAGCTTGCGGTCGATGCTGGTCAGCATGTCCAGAATGCGGTCGATGCCGAGGTCCGGCAGGACCGGCGCAAGCACCGCCTCGATGACGTCGCTCCGTAGCGGCAGGACCATCTCCGGTCCGGCCTCGCCGATCTCCGCGAAGGTAGCCCCCGTCGTGACGCCACCAGCGGCTAGGCGCGGGATAGTACTGACGCCAGGAATGATTTCGGATAACGCCCCGATGGCCGGGAGGTCGAACGTCAGGAGGGTGTTGACCACGTCGATGACGTGGCGGTTGATGAGCCGGCGCATCGTTTCGATCGGCGCAGACAACGCCGCGATGGCCGCGCCGAGCGCGCCCTGGATCTCCGCGCCGATGTCGCCGAGCCCCAGCGCCTCCATGATTGGGCCGATGGTGTCGGAAAGCCACTGAAGCGCCCCGATTGCAGTCCCCTGAAGCCAGGACCAGAACGACGTCCAGTAGCCCGGGATGTCGACCATGAAGAAGTTGAAGATCCGGGTCCCGATCTCCTCAATCTTGAGCGGGATGAACTTGAAGAACGGGTCTAGGACCGTAGTCCTGATACGCCGCAAGAGCCCCAACACGAACTGCGGGATTCCGACGATGAAATCCCAGTACGCCTTAACGAACCTCACGTAGAGCTTCACGGCTGCTTTGAGCCAGTCGAAAATCGCAAACACCAAGGTCTTGATGGCGTTCGGAATGGCCAGGATGGCGGCTGCGGCGATGTCCGCTCCCTCCTTGAACGCGTTGGGGATGAACAGGATCGCGTCCTTCAACGATGGCGAATTGCCAACGAAGACCGCGTTCACGATGTCCATGATGCCGTCAACGATCGGCTGGATGAACAGGACGTAGAACGTGTTCATGTACCGGGAGAAATTGCTGAAGAACTCATCGACCCGTTCGGAAATGATGGTGATGACGCCACCGGCTGTGTAAGCGAACGACTCGATGTAGGGGGCGACCGCCTGGATCAACTCCAGGATCATCGTCAAGCTCTTGACGAGCAGCGGCAAAAACACCTTGGAAGTCAGCACCGAGACCAGTTTCAAAATCGGCGGTACAAGCGGCATGACCGCGCGTAGCAGGCTGATGACCGTCGTCACCAGCAAGGGACCAATCTCGGCCCACATCTCGCCGATCTGGGGGAGCAGTTCCGCGACGAGATCCGCGACGAGCGTGATGAGTTCCGTTGCGATGGGGAGTAGCTGCTGGATCAAGCTGAGAACCACGGGGAGGATCTGTGAGACCACGCCCATCAAAGCCTCGACGACCAAGAGCAACGACGGCATCAACGACTGGACGGCCTCCCCGAACATCCCGGCGATCTGCGTCACACCACCCAAGGCGGGTCCCGTGTCGAGGAGGCTGGAGAGTAGCCCGCCCACCTGTGCGACCACGATTTCCAGGACGCCCACCAGCGGGATGAGGAGGGCTGCGATCTTCGGGCCAAGATCCTGGGCGATCATCTCCATCGCCATTTGAAGCGGGCCAAGCGCGTTCTGGACATGCACCATGATCCCTTCGATCAACGGCGCGAACGTAGTGGACAGCAGGTTGATGATCGGCCCGAGCAGGGCTCCGAGCTTCGCGAACGGGCCGAGGAATCCCCCGCCCCCTCCGGCGCCCGATGCGTTGGCCTCGTTCATGCCCAACATCGTAGAGAGGAGGCCGCCCATCTTCACGGCCGCGCCAGCACCCGCCTGGCCCATCTCGAAAATACGGGCGGCTGCCTTCGCCCCCACACCCGCGATGGTGACCATGCTCGCTCCCATCGCCGCCAAGGTCACATCCGCGAAGCCGCTGAGTCCTTCCTGCATCACCCCGGCTACGGACGTCACGACCCCGCCCAGGTTCTTGAACGACAACTGCGTGTCAAATACCAGCGTCTTGACCTTGCCCCCGAACTCGATGAGGTTGTTGAAGGACTCAACGCCCGCCTTGCCAAACCTGTCGATCGCGTTGATGCCGCCCTCGATGACAGACCCGGTCGCAACGGCGAAGGTCTCGGTGAACCGCGTCAACGACGCGGTGGCGCCCGTAGCGAACCTGTCGAGGGTGTTGATGCCTGAGTCAAAGGTGTTGGTGAGCCCGGACCCCAGCGCATCGATGCCGGCACGGCCGATCGACAGGGCGGTGTCGGCAGCGTCCCCGAACACGCCCTCAAATGACGCGCCGATCACCTCGACCGACTTGCCTACGACCTGCGCGATGGCCTGGGTGGAAATGGTCACGGCGTCAGCCGCTCCACCCAGCGCCATCTCGATGCCTACGCCGGCTGCGTTGATGGTCGACGCGGCGTTGACGGCAACAGACGAAGCTAGGTCCTGGGCGGAGAAGATCCACCCAATCGCCTCGAATGCTCCGACACCTGCTGGCACGCTACGTCACTCCAATCAGACGACCGACGACGAGACCGATGATCGCCTTCCAGCCACCGCGCTTTGCTACATCCGACTTCTGCTTGATCTCCATCTGACACCGCGCCAGGTGGTCGAGCCGTTGCCATCGCGCCATCGCGCGCCAGTCCATGTAAGACAGGCCACCGCGCGTCATCAGGACGTAGCGTTCCTGCCGAATCAACTCCAGGTCAGGGACGGCCGCTGCGAAACAAGGACCCGTCCAGCGGGAGTTCCGCCCGAAAGGAGTGCCCACAGTGGGTGCAGCGGAAGCGGGGGCGCATGGAGTAGCCGAACGACCTCCTTTCGATTTCGCGCCGAAGGTGGATCAGCGTCGGTGAGGGCGTCCGCTTGATCCAGGAGTACGCGCCTACCAGGCCCGGTCGATTCCCGTTGATGGTGACGATGTGAAGCGCGAGCAGGACGTTGTTCAGCTTGGAGCCCGGCTTGGTCTGGCCGCTCCCCGTTCGCTGGGCGAACTCCTCTGCCATGCGGAGGTCAGCCATCCGCAGGTAGCGCCAGGCGATCTGGTCGCCGCTCGCGAGGGCTCCGGTGCTAAAGGGTTCCTCGATGTCACCGGGCATCACGATGCCCGTGACGGGTCCGGCTTCGTGCTCACCGCTGAGTTCCGCGAGGAGCACCAGGTCCGGGTCTTCGTCCTCGGCCTCAACGGTGGGCCAGGTCGGTACCTCGTCCGGCGCAGCAAGCCGTAGGTCGATGCACTCCATGTCGTCGAGCGCACGCGTCTGGTCGCTCGGCCTGCCGCACCCACGCGGCTTAGGGCACGTCGGGGCGAGGAACACGCGCTCGTCGCCGGACGAGTAGGCGAGAAGGTGGAGAAGCAACGCCGGCCAGTCGTCCACGAGAAGCTGATCGAGCGGAAGCCCGTTCAGGTCGACGCATTGCTCCACGACGTTGCGAAGCGACTCCATCGCGGCGGCTCCAGCGCCCATACCCGCCAGAACCTCCTCCTGCTCGCCCCGGGTGGGCGCGATGTAGACCTCACCGCGATGGCCTGCGGGGTACCAGAGACCCCGACTTGGCAGGGTGTACGGGCGGCTCAGCGGGTCGCGCTGTACCGGGGCCTCCCGCCTCGGCTGAGCCCGCGCCATCTCGGCGGCCTGAGCCTCGACAAGCGTCTGGGGTGCGGCTGACGGTTGGGTAGCGGTCACGGGTTGGGGTACTCCAATGGACGTGTGAGGACGTGGCTGGTTCGGCGCAGTCACGGACCCTCCTTTCTATGGGGTGGGTGGTGGATTAGGCGCCTACGGGCGCCAGCAGGTTCGGGTCCCAGATGACGCAGTCGACCGCGAAGTCGATCTGGAGAATCATGTGTTCGCCTTGCGAGAAGTTGATGTTGACCTCGGGCTCCTTGGTAGGCCACAGTCCCTCCAAGGTAGCGGACCGCTCCTGCGTGCCGTCGGCGGCGAACAGGACCAGGTGCCCTGTGACCTTGAGCGCGCTTGGCGGAAGCATCAGGCCGGTGCGCTCGTTGTAGACCAACTGCGACCACTGGTGGAGGATGCGGCGGGCGCCGGTCTCCGGGAAGTCGCGGAAGGTCGCGGAAACGTTACCGAGGGTCGAGGGCGCGGTCGGGTACTTGACCCGGCCGTTCAGGTAGGGCAACTCGCCCGTCCCAACCTCGCGGCCGGGCACGGTGAACTCCTGGAGCGACAGGATGAGGACCTCCTTGCCGCCCGGGACGATCCCGTTGATGTCCAACTCCAGCATCCCCATGTTCTGCTTCTGGGGATTCCACTGGCCCTGGGCCTGAGCCAGGATCTTGCCTGCGTAGCGGTATGGGCTTCTGGCCATCGTTCAGTCCGTCCTTCTTGTGCTGCTGGGCTACCCGGCGACCGCGACTTCGGCGAAGTCAGTCCCGGTCGGCGTGAGGATCAGGTCGAAGTTCAGGTACTCAGCCGCACGAGCTGGCTTGATGAACAACTGCGCGTTGACCTGGAGGGCGTCGATGTCCAGCGCCGTCGTGGTGGTCTCGTCGATCAGGACGTAGGCGTCCTGGAGCCCACGCCGCTCGATGATCGGCTGGAGGATCGAGTTGGCCTGCGCCTCGATCTCCCGCCACAGGATGCTGTCGTTCAACTCGAACACGAAATCCTGCATCCCCGCGTCCAACTGGTTCTGGATCACGTTGACGGTCCAGCGGACGTTGATGCGGTCGAGCGCCGTCGGGCTGCGCTGCGCTGTGCGCTGGCCCTGTAGGGTCGGCGCGCGTCCAGCGCGTGCGACGATGCTGTTGATGATCTCGGTCCGCGTTCCGACCACGTCGTAGAGGAGCGCGCGGTCCTCCCTCGGCGTCGAGTACTTGAGGCGGTCGGCCAGCACCTTGCCGCGCCGGTTTCCTGCGATCGGGAACCAGGGCCGCGCCACCGAGTCCGTGATGGCCACGAGCGTAGCGATGTCACCGTCGACCGGCTCCAGGACATCCTGAGCCGTGTACTGGTCGTAGTACTGGACCCAAGGCGTGAACACGGCGAGTTGGCTGGAATCGAGGGCGAGCAGCGGCGGGAACGGAACCCGCGCGCTCGCGACAGCCGCACCGCCAGGCGTCGAGGCCATGTACTCGCCGTTGGCGTAGTCGCGGATCTCGAACGCGTCCTCGCTGTCGGGGGTCGGGACGATGCCGATGCACCGCCGGCCCTTGAGTTCGCAGAGTTCCTGCATGGCCGAGATGACCTGCCGATGCCACTGGCCGGGGACCATCAGCCAGTCGAGGGGGACGACCTCGAAATTGCGGTACAACTGCATCCCGGTGGCTACGTTGCCGACCCGGGTCCCCACGACGTCGGCGATGGTGAAAGCTCCGGCCATCGCGAGGCTCTGGAGGGCGTCCGAATCGACGGGGAACGTCAGCCCGCCCGACTCGATCTCCAGACGGACGTAATCGCTACCCGACGTCGGGTTGTTGACCTTGTTGGCCAGGTCCTCCAGGCCCTCGCCCTGACCAAACGCCTCGATCTGCGCGGCGTTGAAGAACACCCGAAGGCGCAACGACCCGGCAAGCGTCGGATCGGCGCTGACCTCGGCGTAGAGGCCATCGGCGGTGACGGGGCGGGCGTTGCCGATGTCGCCGGGGTAACGGCTGGCCAGGTGGGCGACCACGTCCTCGCGGAGCACGAACACGGGCTCCTCCAGGCCCGGGGCGCCGGTCCACTGGATCGACGTGTTGCCCGTAGCGAACACGATCACGTTGTCGGGATCGGACGCGAGCGCGACGTTCTCCTCCCACGCGGGGCCGTCGGCCGGGTCGATGAAAGACCGGCTGATCTGCGGGTCGCCCGTAGCAGCCACGGACAGTTGGCCGCCCTGCATCGCGAGGAGCCGACCAGCCTCAACGCGATGCGGGGCGTTGGACAGGGTGCCCGTGAAGATCGTCGTCGTCCCGTCGCCGAATCCGAGGATGTCGGCCGGCGCGTAGACCGCCGTGATGGCGGCGCCCTCCTTGAGGTTGAAGGTCCGCGCGCCTGTCGTGACGAGGTCGAGTCCGAATGCGAAGGCGCCCGTCGTGTGGTCGAGGAAGTCCGAGCCGTTGTAGCTGTTGCCGACGGCGGGGGCGGTCTTCTTGAGCCCGGCCGCGTTCGGCGTCGTGTTGGCGACGAACTGCGGGCCGGTTCCTCGGAGCGTCCGGCGAGCCTTGTCGAACGGGGCGGCCGTGTGCGTGCTCACGAGACTCGCGGTCGCCGTGATGGCCCCGGTCGCCGTGATGGTCCAGGCTCCCGTGACGTAGTTGACCGTACCCGTCGCCGCCGCTGCGCGGGGGTCACCACGCGGTCGGTCGAGCCATCCGCCCGCACCGTCGTCGTAGTAGGTCTCGGGGAACCCACCGACGTCGGAGATGGTCAGGATGACGCTGCCGGGGGTGATCGGAAGCGAGAGCCTGATCGCGCCTGGATCGGTGTCAGCGGCGATGGCGTCTCCGCCCGCGTCGCTGGCCTGAAGCGTAGCCGCCTCGAACTCGGCCGCCAAACCCGGGACCGCCGCACCGGCCATGTTGAGGATCTGGAAATCGTACTCGGCGAGGATCTGGGTCGTGCCCGCCGCCGGCATCGTGATGGCCCCGACGGGGTCCCAGGTCGTGACCGACCAGATGCCCGTCCGGTAATCGACCGCGCCGGCCACCGCGACGCCGCCGCCGAGCGGAGCGGTGCGCCACCCGCCGAAGCCGTCATCGTAGACGGCGGGCGGCGTGGGGTCGGTCGGATGCAGGGGGGTCAACACGATGGTCCCGGGCATGATCCAGCCGGCCAGGGTCTTGAGCGCGGCCTCGCTCGACGCAGCACCAGCCGCCGACGGCGTGGCGTTCCCAGCAACCTCATCGGCCGTGAGGATGAAGGTCGCCTTGTTGGACGGGAAATGGCCTGGCGCGAGCGGGAACTGCGAGAGGTTCCCCGCGTAGTCCTCCACGCCGGCCGACGTCGCACCCGCCGACTCCGCGACTCCGCGAACCCAGATGGCGTCGACCGTGCCCGTGGCGAAGAACGTCGAGGCCCCCGCCGTCAGGTCGATGCCCCAGGCCCCCGTTCGGTAGTCGATGAAGCCGACCAGGCCCGCCGGACCTTCCAGTAGCCCGAGCCCTGCGCCGGTCGGGGCATACGTGAGGTCGCCATCGTCAGCCAACTCCACGAAGGAGCCGGCGCCGACCTCAGCGCGGATCGTCACGCTGCCCGGGAGGGCCGGTGTGCCGAGCGTGCCGTAGGCGATCTGAAGGCCGCTGAGGGCGGCGCCGATCGTGAGCAGGTTCTCGAACACGCGCTCGCCGGCCGTTGAATCCATCGTGCCGTGAAAACGCTTGCCGACCAGCCCGCCCGTAGGCGAATCGGCGCTGGACGACCTCGCGTGCGACCCGTCGTTGCCCCCCGCCATCAAGACGGGCTCCAACGCCTGCGTGAACGTGTTGACGGTCTCAACCGGGAAGGTGGCGCCGGCCCCTGCCAGGACCTCCACGGTGACGCGCCCCGAACGACCGTTGATGGCCGTCTCCACCGAGCCGTTGTCGAGGGAGAGGTAGGACCGCTCGACCTGCTCGCCGTCGAAGAACACCTGGACGTTGTAGTTGAGGGTCCCGTTGTGGGTGATGGCGACCCCGAGAATCGCGTTGGCCCAGGTCCCGGCGCTCGACGCGGTGAACCGGAGGACCGGAAGCAGCCCGGTGGCGTCGTACAGGGTCAGAGTCGCGCTGGCGAGGTCGCTGCCGGCAACGCGCGTGAACTTGCCCTGGTTGCCGCGCTTCAGGTAGCGGTTGAATCCGCGCTGGGCGTACGTCCGCGCCACGACCGGCCGCCCGTGGCGGTTGGTGAAGTTGCCCTCATCGGTGAAGTCGTTGACCTCGTTCACCGGCCCCTTGGTGGCGGGGCCGATGCATCCCATGACCGCGTTGGTCGTCCTCGGCGCGTAGAGCGTGAGGTCGAAAACGTTGATGTTGATTCCGGGTGCAGCCATGTTCTTAGTCCTCCGCGCCGATGGACATCGTCTCTAGGACGGTAGGCGGCTCGTCCGCCGCGTTGAGTATCTCCCAGTTTAGCGTTCGCACCAACCGGGCTTCTTCAGGTCTGTAGGGCAAGTACGCTTCCATGCGCCCTGCCCAGGTGCGCCGCGTCTCTTTGGCGCCCTCGGCGAACTCCAGGTTCGAGGAGTCGGACCAGCCCTCGGTGTAGAGGCGGAGCCTGGTTCGGCCCCATACCTTGGCGTGCTCCAAGACGCAAAACGGCGGCTTGTACCACTTGGCCAAGGTCCAGTCGATGGGGATCCCGACCATGTCGCCTGTGGTGAACCGTAGCTCGATCTGCGGCTCGATGCTCTGCGCGACGAGGTTGCCGCCCTCCTCGGGCAGCCAGAGGTCAACCTGTACCGACGCCTCGACAGGCCGGGGCATCCGCATCTTGGTGGCGTTGCCCGTCGCGATGTCCTTGGTGACGCCCCGAATCGTAGCGGGGGAGTTCCAGGTCGGGTTGTACTTCGGCGGGTCGATCCACAGCGACATGAACGGGCGCGGGGCTGGGGAATCCTCAACCTGCTGGCGGGTGCGCTGGCCGCGTAGGAGCTTCTGCGTCACCCGGGTCATCTCGGCGTGCGCTCGGTCCGGCCCGGCAAACACACATGGCACACGTACGCCATTCCACTTGGCCTGACGGAAGAAATCCCGGATGCCCATGAACAGCGGAGCGTACATCAGCGCACCTGCCTGAGAGCCCTACGAAGGCCCTCCGCCTGGGCTTCCAGCCCCTTCTCTCGGACGCGGCGCTTGAGGTTCCTCCAGGCGGTCCGCCAGTGCGGCCGGGCCGGCACGCGGGCTGACGCGCTACCCTTCTCCAGGATCTCCGCGAGAACCCGCAGCGGCAGGCCGGAAGGCTCGTGATCGCGGTCTGCGAGGCCCACCCCCCACATCACGCCGAGCCCAGGCAGGTTGAACTTGCGGACCTCGATCCCACGGATGTAGTCGCCGGTCGCCAGCAGCTTCCTCGCGTCCTCGCCTCGTTGGATCTTGTTGCGGACGGTCCGCTCAGCCAGTGGCTCCTGCTTGTACGGCTTGCGCTCCGTCGTCGGGATGTCCGTTCGGACCGCTCCCTGCCGGGGTGGCTTGCCGACGGTGGTGTTGGTGCCTGGGGCGTCGGGGGCGGCAGCGAGTAGCTTGTCGATGATGAGTTCGCGGGTCTCCTCCGCGAGTACCCTCGACTGCTCCGCCGAGGCTTCCAGCACCCCCTGCATCACCAACTGCATGAAGCCTTTGACCTGCTTGACAGGGACCCGGCGGCCGTTGACCTGGATGTAGCGTGTCGCGACTACCCGGGCCATTCGACCTCATCCCTGCCAACAGGCTGGCGCGGAATCTCTGGCTGCGAACGCCCGGGTGGATCCTCGGGTACAGCAAGGTCTGGGCGCTCTGAGATGACCGGGACACTCGCGTCGTCCCGAAGCTGTCCGGCCGTGCCCTTCCACATCGTCGGAATGCCCGTGGGACCCAAGTGGTCCTCGTCGGTCATCTGATGGACGGTGAGCCAGACGCCCTTGTAGTAGAAAAGGTCACCGGGCTGCGGAACGTAAAAGGGATCTGGGATCTCGTCCGACGCGATGCCGAACAGCTTGGCAAGGCGCGAGCACTCCGCCCGGGTCATCTCGATGTTGGCGGTGCCGGCCGTCTCGACGTGCCCCCGCTTCGCGCCCTTCGACTCCCCTGAATCATCCACGTACAGGTGGACAGCCACGCGGGCGGCGTAGCGGCGGTGGATCAAGGGTTGCTCAAAGTACTCGTTGTCGGGGGCGCCGGCCTCGCCTTCCTCGGGCGTCAGAAGGCGCCAAAAGTACACGGGCGGGATGTGGCGGCGGTCGCGCTTGGCCTGGATCTCCAAGACCGTGCGAAGCCTGGCAGCGTAGCTGAGGGGGAACACCCCCACCCCATCCGGGCGGTAGTACTGGGCTCCAGCCACCGAAATCGTCCCTAGCGCCAACAGGGCGTTTGCCTGCCGTCTCGCCGTCGTCGATCGTACGTGATCCGCTGATCCGGCACAAGAAGCTGGGGGTGCTAAGGTGTAGTGGAGCCGAACCACCTCCATCCCCCAGGACAGTGCGATGCGCTCGTATCTCTTGCTTGCCCAATCGGCTGAGGAGGGTGTCGGGCTTCTCCAGACCATCATCCAAGGTGGCGCCGCGCTCATCCTCGCCGTCGTCGCTGTCGCCCTCGGCTATGCCTGCTACAGGCTGCTCATGCGTTCGCACACGCAAGAGAACGAGCGGCTGGTCGATGAGAAGGCCACCGCCAACCAGCGGCTCCTCGACCAGGAGAAACTGCTCCGCGAACAGATCGACCGAGAACGGGGTGCCCAGGAGACCGTCACAGCCGCCGTTCAGGCCATCGAGGGATTCTCCCAC